ATGCCATCACCAATGGTAAGATTCCAAAAGGGACAAGATTATCATAGGTCATTAACTCAAAGGTAGAGTGCTTGGTCGACATCCAAGATACGGCGGATCGTTACCGTCATGACCTACCAAAAAAAAACAGTTGACAATAAATCCCGGATGTGATACAATACATCCATAACTTAAAGAAAGAAGCACTATGAAACGTTCAGGTAAACGATAGTGTCATCCTAGACCCCCGTATGGTCCTGGATGGCACGTAAAAGACAAAACTTTACGATCCATCCCGTTAAGGTGTTATTGGCAGCATACATGACTCTTAATCATCGAGGTCAGGGTTCAAATCCCTGTAGCGGGACCATATGGGGGTATAATTCAACGGCTAGAATATCCGGCTTTTAACCGGTCTATCAGGGTTCGATTCCCTGTGCCCCTACCATATGAAAGCACATTAGAAACATAGGCAAACCTATGGGGTCTTGGGCAGAAACCTAAGAGCGTAGTTTATCGTAAAACTCTAGTGTGTTTCTATATGGTATAGCTTGTGAGGTCGCTCCTTACCGTAAACGTCAGCGTAGGCGTGACAGTCGGAGAGAGATCCGTGCCATATAACAGGAGAGCATTATGCCATGGATTGAAAACGTAGCGGCTAGCGATATCCCGACAAAGTTTCACCACGATGCCGGTCCTAACGCAATGCTCATTAGTATTGTAGACCCAGCAAGCTGGCGCCCTCAACCTGCTCACCAATTCAAAGAGATTCATAACTTTGAATTCTTGGATGTTGAAGAAAAGGATGAGGTGCTTGACCCAGCAATGAAGTGTAGCCACGAAGATGCCGCTAAATTAGTTGCTCTCCTACAACACGCACTTGACAACAAGATGAATGTTGTGGTACACTGCTTTGCTGGTATCTGTCGTAGTGGCGCAGTCTGTGAACTAGGCGTAATGATGGGCTTTAGTGACACTGGTCGCTTTCGTAGTCCTAACTTGCTAGTCAAGCACAGGATGATGAAGGCACTCGGTTGGACTTATGATGCTGACGAAAAGCCAAACATTGATGATTGGCGAAACTTTCACAATGATTTTTGAGATTATCCTATGAAGATGTATATTGCTATCAAAGAGTGGGTTCCAACTGGTCACGCACTCAACACTGCGGCACACTGTGGCCTTGTTGGCTGGCTAGCCTTCTCATGGTTAGATAGCACTCAAGAATGGCTAGACACAAGTTTCAAAAAAGTAACTTGTATGGTCAGTGACGAAGAGTTTGAGGAACTAAAGCAGGTACCACATTCTAAGGTACTAACAGAAAGTAGACTGGACAATGAAGAGGTTGCGATTGTATTTGCTCCTCGGAAGAAAGAAGATTGGCCAGAGATTATGAAAACATTGAGGTTATGGCAATGAACAAGTGTTATGTATTAGTTGGTGTGCCAGGAAGTGGCAAGTCAACTTGGATCAAGAACCAAGACTGGGCTAAAGATATCCCTGTTGTGAGTACTGACAATTTTGTCGAAGCACACGCTAAGGAAGTCGGCAAGACTTACTCAGAAGTGTTTGATGAATATATGCCAATCGCTGTCAAGTTGATGGCTAACCAAGCATTAGTATGTCAAGCAAACCGTTTGGATATTATCTGGGACCAAACTTCAACTACAATCAGCAGTCGTAAGCGCAAGTTCAACACTTTGTCCAAGAAGCAATATGAATTTATTGCAGTTGTGTTCAAGACACCGGACTCGGAAGAATTATCTCGTAGATTAGCAAGTCGTCCAGGGAAACACATTCCTGATAGCGTGATGAAGCGTATGATTGAAGGTTTTGATCCTGTAGAAGAAGCAGAAGGCTTCAAGGAAATCTGGTATGCCCAGTAAAATTTACATCGATGTTCCCGAAGATTACCCATACGAATTCAGACGATATGAGTCTGGCTCTCAGGTACTCACACGAGACTTCGGTGTAACGATAACATTCATTTGTAACAGAGCGGCGAAACTAAGTCAAGGTGATTTATACAGCGCCGAATTCGACAGTGAAGGTCAAGAGTTGATATTCTTGTTAAAGTCACACTTCACAGTCATAAATACAGATGTAGTCGAGAACTACATCAAACAAAAGAGGATAAAACAAAATGAAGAGAATCATAGAAGTCCGAGCCGCAGAAGGCGGGGAAGATAGTAAGTTATTCACACGAGATTTAGTACACGCATACAAGAAGTTTGCTGAGCGTAAGGGTTGAACAGTTCGTCAGATAAATGAGTATCTTGGTGAAGTTCACTTAGAAGTTCAAGGTACTGATTTATCCGGCTTAGAGCAAGAGGCCGGAGGACACAGAATTCAACGTGTCCCTCCCACAGAGCGTCGGGGTCGTGTACATACAAGCACGGTCACTGTCGCAATCGTGGACCCCGCTATACCCACGTTCACACTCGATGAACGTGATCTAAAAATAGAGTGGTATTCGGGCACAGGTGCTGGCGGCCAACACCGCAACAAGCATCAAAACAGTTGTAGACTAACTCACACACCGACAGGAACAATCGTGACTGCTCAGTGTAGAAGTAGAGAGAATAGCTATGCTCAAGCGTACACTGATTTATCCAAAAAGATTGTAGAAAACTTACAATCCGTGTATAATAGTGGCATAAGCGAAGATAGAAGACAGCAAGTCGGCTCTGGTATGAGGGGCGATAAAATAAGAACCTATCGTTTTCAGGATGATAGAGTTCAGGATCACAGGTCGATGAATGAAGCCAGCGTAAAAAAGATAATGAATGGTAACTTCGACTTATTATGGAAGTAAAAATGTATAAAGTAATATGGAAAGATAAATTTGGCATCGAGAGGACATATAATTGTATGACTCTAGCAGATGCCATAGATTACAATCGTAGTCTAAACAAGCCCGGAACTACAATCGTGGGTAACGGTATGGAAATTGTTGGCACTATGGGTGTAGATTCAGTCGAAGACGGCCTATGTCCAGATGGTGTTGAATACAGTTGGAGAAAACGAAGATGACAGTATGGGTAACCTTAGAGTTACATTTTGGTCATTTTATCTAACTTTTGATAAATAATAGATGACTAAGAAATCATTTATTGCTGAATTCGCCTGCGACAACTGTAACAAACTCTTCACCAAAAGAGTAAAATTAGGCAGAGAGTCCAAAAGAAACTATTGTTGTATGACTTGTAAGAGGTCAGACAAAAACTCGTACAAGTCTGTATGGACAGACGAGCGCCGCGAAGAGTATTCAAAGAAATTCTTGGGTGAAAATAATCCTAGATATGGTGTTGAATGGACCGAAGAGCAGAAGTTATCGGCATCTATCCTAAAACAAAAACAATACGACGAGATTGATGGATATCGTCATCAAGTTGGCTCCTCAAATCGAGGGGTAAAGTTTAGTGAAGAAAGAATAGAGGCGATGCACGGCCATAGGTCTTCCGATAGTTACAGTCATCCACATACTGAGGACACTAAGAAACTAATCGGCAAGAAATCGGCGGCTAAATGGACAGACGAATTCAAAAAATCTTTTAGAAAGATAATGGAAGATAACGGCCATTGGATTAGACTGGAAGATAAAGAACCGTATGACCTCTACTACAAAGACGCTAATTGGATTGGCTCGATGATGGAGTTCCTCAATGAAGAAGAACTCTTGGCACTATCTAAATTTGGGCTGTTCCATCAAATATCAAATTCGAAGGGCTGGGTAAGAGACCATATTGTTCCAAGAATGGTCGGCTATGAATTCAGTCTACCTGTCCAACTATTGAGACATCCTGCTAACTTGAAATTCGTTAGTCATGGTGATAATATAAAGAAAGGTTTTGTCGACCGTAAGTTGACAGAAACTGAAAAGCGTGATACAATACAACATCTATTTGAAAGAATAATAAACTTCGACCAAGAGTGGCAAGAACACGAATGGTGCTTGGAATTTATTAGAAGTAAGGAATAATTATGACAACATATGTAACATCGGATTTACATTGGGGCCACAAAAATATTATGACATTCTGTCGTGAGGCTCGTGCTCGGTTCAAGTTAGACTTGGACTATATGAACGAAACAATGGTGAAGGAATGGAACGACTTGATTGATATGGACGATACAGTTTATATCTTGGGTGATGTGGCGTTCTTGCCAGCACAAAAAGCAACCGAATATATGCGCCGTTTGAACGGCCGTAAGATATTGGTTCAGGGCAATCACGACTATAAGTTACTGAATGACCCTGAGTTCCGCGCTTGTTTTGAACAAGTTCACCACTACTTGGAAATCACACACAACGGCACCAAAGTATGCTTATTCCATTATCCTATCAAGGAATGGAATCAAGCTCACCGTGGCTCAGTAATGTTACACGGTCACTTACATGGTGGTGTTAGTGGTATGGAAGAATTCCGTTGCCGTGACATGGGCATGGATGCTACAGGCCGTATCGCTGTTACAATGGAAGACGCCCTCCGGGACGCCATGACTGGTAAAATTATGGGACACCATGTGTAAATGATTATGAAAAGTCAACGACTAACGGAATTACGCAAACAAATATGGGACGACAAGTATATGTTGACCCAGGGCGACACAATTCTACAAGGCCAACTCGGCCAATTTGCGGAACTAATCATCAATGATGTATTGGACACTTTTGCTCGGGCCGAGAAGATGGCAACATTATTAGGCCAGCCAGAGAAGGTATCAAGCATACAGGAAATCACGGCCAAGTTCAAAGAAAAGTACGACATTAGTACTACATCCTGAGATTTGACAATAAATTGGATTCCGGTTACAATACTTGTATTGAAACTGAAATGAGAACACCGATGAAATTTATTTTGGCAATAATTGCTCTGTTTATCTTGATAAACTGTGCTCCAGAATCTACTCCACCCCAAGAAAAGGTCCACTCTAGGATTAGTTACTTTCAGCGATACTTAGGTTCACCTATTGGCGATTTAACCATCACCAATAATACCAATAATTATGTAAAAGATATAAAAGTAAAATGTAATGGTTTTAGTAAGACTAACACACATATAGACTCAACAGAACATATGATATATGAAGTGGTTCCGTCAAAAGAAACAATCAATATAACTATGTTTCATATTGGCCATCTTGACAAAAATGTAGAAACGGTGAAGTGTATTACTACCGCATTTACTAAGATTTGACAATAAATCGTCTCCGTGATACAATAAGTCTTAGACAGTTGAGAAGGAGATAGTAATGATAGATATCGTTGAAAAGGCCAGAGTGTTTGCTACGGCAGCCCATGCGGCAGTCAAGCAAGTACGAAAGTATACATTTGAGCCATACATCGTTCATCCAACAGAAGTCGCGGCCATTGTTGCCGCTGTTGAGGGTGCTACCCATGAAATGGTTGCCGCGGCATACTTACACGACACAGTAGAAGACACGGGGGTGACTATTGAGACTATCGAGCAAGAGTTTGGTAGTGAAGTTGCTGAGATTGTCGGATGGTTGACTGATGTAAGCAAGCCCGAAGATGGCAATCGTGCCGTCCGTAAGGCAATCGACCGCGCTCACACAGCTATGGCTCCTGCCGCGGCCCAAACAGTCAAGTTGGCTGATTTAGTGTCGAACACTCGCTCGATTATGAAGTATGACCCTAAGTTTGCTGTGACTTACTTAGAAGAAAAGCGGGCATTGTTAGAAGTAATGACTAGAGGTGATGCTGAATTGATGGCAGAAGCTCGTAGATACATCGGAGAGTAAATGATGCTCGTTAGTTTGATATCACAACAAGGTAATAAATGTTACTACTGTTCTTGTGAAATGAATCAAATTAAGAAGTCACCACAGCAGGCGACTATTGAACACTTGATTGACAAGTGGTCAAGTCCAAAGCACAAGAAGATTGAGAGTGTATCTAACTTAGTTGCGGCTTGCTTTGAATGTAACAATAGTCGCGGTGCCGTTCGTAACAGAATTGCCCGTGACTATTACAAACTACAAGCAGCCAAGCGAAGTATGAAACTCGCCGTTGCGTCTACACCAAGTAGACAATTATATTCGTTGTTTGGTCCAGTGCCACAACACCTCTTTGTTATCTAAGGAAATAAAATGCGTAAACTCGCAACGATTAGAAAAATTGATGCTCTTGATCCTATCGAGGGCGCAGATAAAATTGAAGTCGCTACTGTTGGCGGCTGGAAAGTAGTAGCACAAAAGGGTCTGTACAAGGTAGGTGATCTTGCTGCCTACTTTGAAGTTGATTCATGGATGCCACATAAGTTAGCACCATTCTTGACCAAGCCAGGCCAATACCCTAAAGTATTTGAAGGTATCGAGGGTGAGCGCCTAAAGACAATTCGTTTGCGTGGTCAACTATCACAAGGCTTGCTAATGCCGCTTGATGAAGTAATGCCAGAAACTCACTCATTCGGCGAAGATTCGGACGTAACTGAGCACTTTGGTATCGTCAAGTGGGAAAAGGCAGTGCCTGCTAATTTGGCCGGCCTTGTCAAGGGTAACTTCCCTACTATGATTCCTAAGACTGACCAAGAACGTGCTCAAAACTTAGTGAAAGAAATTGTTGCCGCTAATGAAGCTGGCGTTGACTTCACGGTCGAAGAAAAGATTGACGGCTCGTCTATGACTTGCTACTTGATCGACGGTGTATTCGGAACTTGCTCCAGAAATCTCGACTTGAAACGGGATGAAAACAACTCATTCTGGGCAGTTGCCATTCGTGACGGTATTGAAGATAAGATGCGAACACAATTCGGCGATGCTGACTTTGCTATTCAAGGTGAGTTAGTTGGACCAGGTGTACAAGGTAACTTGTACAACTTATCAAAACTACGATACTTCGTGTTTGATATCTACGACATTCGTAAGGGCACATACGTTGACCCAGCGACACGTAGAGCTATGGTGACCGAGATGGGCCTTGATAACGTTCCAGTACTCGCCGCTAATGCTACACTGTATGATACTCTAGGTATCACTGATATGCCTGGTCTACTAAAGTTTGCCGAAGGTAAGTCAGTTCTCGGTGACATTACTGGACCTGAGCGCGAGGGCGTTGTATTCAAAGAGAACAGCGGCGGCTTCACGTTTAAAGTAGTCAGTAATGCTTGGTTATTAAAGCACGAGTAACTTGACATAACGAATGAAGTGTGCTATAATATGAGTATATGAAAATATATCCATATGTATACAAGTGTACTCATAAAATCACTGGGCAGTTCTACTTAGGATACAGAGAAGCTAATGTATCTCTAGCTAGAACTGCCGAAGTGGATATGCCTCTATACAAAACTTCCTCAAAGAAGATACACGATAAATTCCATGAATATCATTGGGAAATTATTGCGGTGATGTTCACCGGTGAATATGCGTATGAATTAGAACAACTTCTTATAAGAGAAGAATGGGATAATCCGTTATGTATTAATGGTAATATATCTGGTAAATTTAGACGAGACAATAATGGAATGGTTGTTGTCAAGGATTCCAATCAAAATATATTCAGGGTATCAGTCAATCATCCGAAATATCTGTCTGGTGAATATGAATATTATGCCAAAGGAATTCAACGAACTGATGAATTCAAGCGTAAGCAATCCGTGAATAATAAAGGCAAAGTCAATATGAAGAATGTTGATGGTAAAATTATCAAAGTTCTTGTGACTGATCCTCGTATTGAATCCGGTGAACTAACTCCAATGAATTTGGGTTCAACACGAACTAAGGATACTAAACAAAAACAATCGACTGTTGCTAAGGGACCTAAACCTAAATTAGTGTGTAGAATTTATGATAAAAAAGAAATGGATATAGCAAACTATACTAGATGGGCCAACGGAAATTATGTCGGTAACAAAGAACCGAAGATAAAATGTTGTAGATTATCGGATAGAAAAGTTATATCTGTGAACTATTTAAACAGAGGAATTTGACAATAAATCGGTTCCGTGTTACAATACTTGTATTGAATGATTAACAGGAACCGATATGCGAGGCAAATACTCACCGACCGTAAGCCGCGCCTACATGGCGGATCAAGACTGGTGGCGCAAGTATACTGGTGAAAACGAGTATACTTACAACCAGTACGATCCAGAAGGTTACGACAGTTACGGTTACGATAAGAACGATGTAGACCGTGCTGGTAATCACGAGTACGCCTACATGAGTAACGATTGTCCTCATCCCGAACACGCGGATTATAACATCGCTTACGATACCGCATACGATGAATGGG